CTCAGTCGATCAAGTCGCGTGGGTCGAGCATCCGACTATTCCGATGGCTGGATGCTCACCTGATGGTGTCGTGGGAGAACACGGTCTTATCGAAATCAAGTGTAAAGAGATTCACAATCACCTGGATTCGATTCTGAACGACAGGATTGACCCAGACCATCAGGCTCAGATGATGTGGCAAATGTGCGTCACGGGTCGCCAGTGGTGTGATTACGTCTGTTTCGATGATCGAGCACCAGAGGGTCTTCAGTTGTTCGTCAAGAGGTTAGAACGTGACGAAGAAAAAATTAAAAAGATGGAGGAAGAAGTAAGAACATTCTTAAAAGACCTGGACGATATGATTGATAAACTGAACAAGATTAAGGAAAAAAATGGCAAGCGTATGTAAAGTAATTTTGATCGGAAACGTAGGCAAAGACCCTGAAGTGCGATTCAGCGCAGCAGGTAAGCCAATCACCAACGCATCATTGGCAACCACATCTAAACGTAAAAACAAAGATGGGGAAATGGTTGAAAAGACTGAATGGCATAACCTGACATTCTTTGACAAACTTGCAGAGATCGTTGGAGAGCACGTTAAAAAAGGTTGTTTGATCTATGTAGAGGGAACAATAAAATACGAGAAATACACTAACAAACAAACAGGACTTGAAGTCAATACCACTGCGATCACTTGCAGTGAAATGAAGATTTTGAAGCGTCCAGAGAATAAGGAAAAGCCTGAAAAGTATGAAGGTTTGCCACAGCTTGAAGATGATGATTCTGATCTGCCTTTTTAAGGAGTGAAAATGAAACTTGAACTTGAAGAAAACGAAATTGTGTTCTTGATGAACGTCTTGGGAGAGCTTCCCACGAAGTCAGGGGCTTTCCTGTTGCTTCAAAAAATTGGGCAACAAAAAGCTGCACAAGAGCAAAAAACCGAGTAAACTTAACTGAGGGAACGGACGGATGCTGTGCCTCTGGAGACTGCCGGAGGATGCAACACAGACGCAGACCTAGTACCTTAACCTTTTAGGAGTAGCAATGAAACTTTTTGATCTTTTTAAACGCGCACGATCAACCGATCCAGTCACCTCTTTTGAGGCTGCTGAACAATTCCAACCAGAAAAGCATTTCGCGATGATTGTGGATTGCCTATCAACTCACGGACCAATGGGTAAGGACGGGATTGCCTCTCGCCTTGGTCTGGAGAGTTCTGCGGTTTCCAGGCGTCTTCCAGAGCTTCAGAAGATGGGTCTTGTCAAACTCACAGGAAACATTGTCAAATCTTCCAAAGGTCGTAACGAGAGGGAGTGGTCAGTATGAAACGCATTGACGCATTAAGGTACTCGACCGGAAGTTTTGAGTACGAAACCGATGACGGTCCTGTTGAAGTTTTCTATACGTTTGAGCCGGGCGATCCTGATGTGGGATTAGCTGATGATTACGACATCAACATCTTCGATGGTCAGGACGATATAACTTTCGATTCTGACCACAATCTTTATCTGAAGGTTAAAAGGTTAGTCCCCGATCATCATCAAAAAATGATTCAGGATTTACAAGATTAACTTGGCACTCATCATCGGAATTTTAGTGATAGGGCTAATCATTGCCCTGTCCGTCATTCTTTACATATTAGCTTGGCATGAAACAACAAAAGATTCACACGATTACAACTCTAAAAGAAAGAACGATTGAGGACGGAGACTGTTGGGAGTGGCAGGGGTATTGTGCAAACGGCACTCCCTCAGTGTTTCACGCAGGAAAGATGATCGGGGTTCGCAGACTGTTTACCGAGCTTCTTGGAGGAAAGTTAAGGGACGGGTACTATGTCGCCAAGTGTGGAAATGGGCTTTGTGTGAATCCAGAACACACGACATACAACGACCCAAAGCAGCACATGAAAAAAGGCAACAGGAAGGCTCTAAAAAGCCCTACACGCCGTTTAAAAATCCAGATATACAAGAGAGCCACAAACGCCAAATTAACGCAGGAAATGGCTGACGAAATCCGTTCCTCAGAAGGTCCTTCAAGGGTGATCGCTGCGAAGTATGGAGTGAATAGGTCGGTAGTGTGTAGAATCAGGACAGGAAAAGCCTGGGTCAATCTACAAAATCCGTTTGCAGGCCTAATGTGAAAATCGCTTATTCAAACCTTCACCCGATGCCTTCTCAGGTCCAGATCAAAGAGAAGCAAATCAACCGTGAACAAATCGTTCAAAACAAGGTTGCTGAAGTGTTGGATAAGCAAACCCAGACTGAGGAATACAAGTATTACAAAAATCTGGGTTCTAGGATTGACGTTTACGCTTGAAGAACAGCCTCGTATCTAGCTTTTCTGTCTGCGATCCCGATCAAAGCCCCGTTAATCTTCTTCGTCATGCCTTCAATGTCTCCAGCATCGGCGAAAGATGACAGATTGTTTGTTGAATAGAACCAACCTGCACTGAGAGCGGCAAATCTAGGCTCAAGCAAAAGGTCTGGATTGTTGACAAGATCAATCCTCAATGCTTTGCCGCATCGAGTCATATTGTCTTTGCCGGTTAATTGCTTCAGACCTCTGCCCCTGTACAGCCACCCCTCACCAGATTCAATCGTTCCGTTTCCCATACGATTCGAGTAAACGACATTGGCGATTGACTCAGGCTTGCGATGGAGAGCCAAGGCAAACTTGTTTGGTTTGTTCTTGCCGTTCTCTTTGATATATTTTCCGTCTGGTCCTTTTTCAGCAAAGCGATTGGGCCATACAGCAGCCATCGTGTCAGCAGAATAGTTAAGATTCTCAATGAGTGTTTTATACCCACCAGATTCATGCGCTGTTTGTGCAATGAATGCGGCAATGCGTTTATCAGTGTTGATTTCGTAATGCTCGCAAACCTCAAGGATAGCCTCTATCCACTTTTGAGGTTCAGCTACCCTTGCTGCGACAAGATGTTTAATCTCTGGCGTCATTTCTTATCCTTGTTTCTACTGCCTTGTGAAGAACCCAACAAGAATGCAAACATGGAAGTAACCATTGTGCCCATCACATAACCGAGCACAGTGTCGGCAAATCGCATATTGCTTTCACCAATGGGAACCCAAATAAGTGAAGGGATAAATGCGGCAGCAAAAATAGACCAAAACCCAATAAAGAAATAAATAAACCTACGAACCAAAGGATCATCAGACTCCATCGCTTTCAGTTGCATATCCGTGGCTCTCTGTCTTGACTTCTCGTCAAGTTCAGCCATGAATTCCTCATGCTTCATTGCTTCAGCTTGCAATTTGGCATAGTCATCTTTTGTTGCCTCATGCTCAGGCTTTAACTCAATGCCCATCTTTTGCTGGACATAGTCCACGCCCTTCTCCATAACGGCATCGGCAACTTTTGGAAGTCCGTTAGAAATCAGACCAGAAACGATTGATGCAATGACTGGCAACATTATTTTTTCTCCTCATCTTTGGGCGGCTCTGGGTCTTTCTTAATCGCATCCATCAAAGCATCTTTACCCTTGATGGCCAGCAACGTGCCAAGCGAACCCAAGATGTATTTGCTCATGTCAGACAGCAAAAAGAAAAACTGTTTGTCAGCCGGTGCGATAGCGTTCATCGGTTGCGGCACAAAGACCAAGCTGTACATAGACAAAAAGACCATGCAGGTTATTGTCAAACAGAAAGTGATCGTAATCAGCAACTTGATTACAGAATCTATCTTGTCAGGATTCATCGCACATCGCCTTTCATGTCTTCAGGTTTGATAAGTTGGTCGGGACATTCTTGAGTGATCGCGCACTGAGGACGTTGGCATCGAGGAGAGTCCCAGTTCTTTGGGTCTTGGCAGGGATACCTAAAAGATTCCTGAAGGCATCCTGTTAACAATAAACAAAGTATAAGAATTCTCATTTTTCGCAACCTTGGTCAAACTGTTTTCTAAGTTCAACTACTCGTTTATCCATCTTCCTCGCCCTGGCTTCTTCGATCTTATAGTCCATGAACAGAAACCCTCCAAAAGTCAAACACATCAGCAAAGCAAACATCAGGATGACGTTACCCACCATAGCGAGAACGAGCCTTCTCTGTGTCGAGCGATTGCCCAAAGGAGGAGCATTAGGTACAGCCACACGATTGTTCCGCAAATCAGCCATGCTCCAATTCCCCAGTAAAAGTCTCGCTCTTTCTTTTGTTCAGCGGCTTCTTTTTGTCTTTCGATCCTCAGTTTCTCCCAGGCTCTTTTTTGTTCCTGACCGATCTGCGCTCTCATCACTTCAAATCTTGACCACAAATCTTTCAACTCTGGAGGCGATTGATAAATCATAATCTCTCGCATTTCAGTCTCCATCATTTGTA